TCTATCTTCTGACGAGATATCAATCTTTACAGATGGTACATTTACCCCCAGTAAGATATATCTCTCCTACATGAGGTATCCTCAATACATTGATAAGACAGGATATGTAAGGTTTGACGGTGTGCCATCTGTTGATTCTGACTGTGAATTAGAAACCTACCTAGAAGATGAGTTGCTAGACCTAACAGTACAAAACCTGGCTATGTACACTGAAAATCAATCTGCTGTACAAAGCTCTGTGTATAGAATTCAAACGAACGAATAACATTTTTAACAATTAAAATAAAGCAAAATGGCTGATTTTTCATTAACTACGCTCTTCGTAGTTCCTGTTGGTAGCGGTATTGCCAATAGCGGATCTACGCAAGATCTTACCCCTGGAAAAGTGGGTATCTTCAAAGCAGACTATGCTGTAGCCACTGCTGGTAACATTGCTGCCTCTCCCTACTTTTATGTAGCTCAGGGACGCACAAACACTTATCTGCAAGGTTCCAAGCGCTCTGACAAGATTAAAGGATGCGCTACCGCTAATTGCACAAGCAATGTAACTGAATGGTACAAAACTGTAGGTTGTCCTACTGCTGCCACTCAGGTTACTGATGTATCTGGATGGAACGTACAGTGTGGTGACATTGTTACCCTCACTCTCCGTGCTCACTCTAGCTACATTGATACATTGTACTTCAACGGTTTCACTCGTAGTGTAACTGTTCAAGCTCCTTGTTGCGAGTGTGGTGGAGATCCTTGTACAATTGTAGATGTGCCTGCTCTGATTGACCAGTTCATCTATCAATTGGAACTCCAAGCTCCTGGTAACAACCCTGACAACATCTCTTTCAACACATTCTATCAGTTCCAACGTATTGGAAATGATCAGAACGCTATCCTGCGTATTACAGGTAAACCCCTGACTAAGTACGGACAGCCTTGTGATGTTGCAGCGTTCCCTTGGGAGTATGACCGCATGTGGTTCCGTACATTCGTGTACAATGGACCAGCAACCACAGCTGACTTCATCGTGGCTGATGCTTGTAACATTGTAGCTGATGCTACCATTATTCAGCGTGCTTCTTATCCCAGTGGTACATCTGCTGAGATTGCACAACTGGAGAAGAACTTCTACAGCTACCAAGCTGGTTACTTGAAGCACCTCTACAGAATGAATGGCTACAATGAGAACTTTGAGAGCTGGGTAAGTGATGGTACCACTTACAACACCTTCAACATCCGTTTCAACGAGTATGACAAAACTGCTTACCAATGGGGTGACTACATCATGGAGGATAGCAGAGTTATCATCGCTGTTCAAAAAGGATCTGCTGAAGAAACTGCTCTTGAAGCTATCCTTGAGGCTGCGTTGGGAAATGTAGTGGCTGATAATGATTGTGTTACTACCACATCTACCACCACTACCATTTGGCCCACTACTACTACCACATCTACTCTGATTCCGTAATAGTAGGAAGCTAGGAAACAAAATCATATAACCTAAGCCAGAGGTGAGAGGATACAAACTCAGATCCTCTGGCTTATTTATTTCAAACAACATGGCAGATTTGAAATTAGACATATTAGTGATTCCTACATACAATACACTAACATTAGGAATTGCTGATGCTTCTGTCTATCCTACTAATCCCCCTGTTGTTTCTGGAGCCACTATTGAGATTAACGTTCCTGGTTTTGGTATTGTAATGAGACCATTTAGCGTTAATGACTTCAACGTTTTCAACTCTTCAAATCTAGGCATCACTGCACCAGGAGTGGAACAACCTCTTCCTGATGGAGTGTACCATCTAAAATACTCTGTAGCACCTGCATACATCAACTTTGTAGAAAAGTCTATCATGCGTGTGGAAAAGCTGCAAGAGAAGTTTGATGGTGCATTTATGAAGCTGGATATGATGGAGTGTGATAGGGCTATTAAAACCCAAGCAAAGGTGGATCTTACATCCATCTATTTCTTTATTCAGGGTTCTATAGCTGCAGCTAACAACTGTGCTACACAGGAAGCTATGAAACTATATGCCCAAGCGGACAATATGTTGGATAACTTCCTCAAGAACAATTGTGGATGCTCTGGAAACAACTACATAATAAACTTCTCATAACATGGCAAGTTGTCGTAATTGTGGAGCTAAATTTGGCTGTGGGTGCCAGCTTATCAATGGCTTATGCGCAGCCTGTAATGCAGCCACTAAACAAAGCAAAAACTTTATAAGAAATGTTGTCGCCAAGGCTCACAAATTGTCCAGAATGTGCTAACATTCCTTCTCTGATTGCAGAGATAGATTGTAAGATTGCCAACCTGGCTAACAATTTGTATAATAATGTTGTATTTATTTTAAACCAACCTGTCCCTGGTGGGACCATGTTGGACCTCCTAAACTATAGGAGGATTCTTGTTTATAAGTATTGCAATCCCCATTATAATGCTGAGTTCACTGTGAACATGATTGCCAGCAGAGTTAAAATTCTAAAATTTAGATAAATGTCTTGTTCAAATTGTTATAACGGCTGTACAGAAATTGTATCAGATCAGTGTGTCAAATATACAGGAGTGGATGTTCCCATCTTAGGGATTAAAACAGGAGACTCTCTGTCATATGTTGAACAAGCTCTGATTGGATTTCTTGTATCAACGCTCAATGGAAGCGGTATTAAGCTAGATATCAACCCACAAATCATTTGTGAGATTGTTAATAAGAATCTAGTGGAGTGTGAAGACCTCACTCTCATTAACGTGATTCAGGCACTTATAAAAGCCATCTGTGAACTTGATGAAAGACTCACCACTCTTGAGGGTGAATTCGCAGCTCTAGAAGGAGCTTACACAGTGGATTGTCTTGATGGTGTAAGTAGCACCTCAGGAACACATGCTATTCTTCAGGCTACCATTACAAAGCTTTGTGATCATATTGTTGATTTTGAGGCTTTTGTGTTAGATGTTGAGACCAACTATGTAAAGAAATCAGAGCTCTGTGCCCTGGTGGCAGCTTGTGCACCAAGTCCTGGTGCAACGCAGTATAAGGACAGAATGGTTCCTTATGCAGTGGTTGAATACTATGGATCTCTGACCAACTTTGATTTGACAGGCGCAGGTATTCCTGCTAACGGATTTGAAGACATCCACCTGTGTAACGGAAACAATGGTACTCCTGACAAGCGTGGAAGAATCCCTGTAGGAGCTATTCAAGGTGTTCCTGGTGGAGCTCTCAATCCTGCTGTAGATCCTGCTATTGCTGGTAATCCTAACTATGCATTAAATGGAACAACTGGTGCTAACATTATTACACTTACATCTGCTCAGATTCCTGCTCACACTCACACTGCAACTGTAACAATAACAGATCCTGGACACACCCACTTTATTGCTAATCCTGGTGACACTAGCACATTGTTAGACTCAACTCACAGTGCTGCCAGAGGACATTCTACAGGTGGAAACCTTGGGTATGATCTTGTAAATACAACAGGAACTACAGCCACTGTGGGTCTCACTGATAATAAAACTACAGGTCTTAAAGGTAGTGGCCCTGATCAAAATGTTTCTGTGGTCAATGCTTCTGTAGGAGGCGGTCAGTCTCACAGCAACATTCCTCCAGTGCTTGCTTGCTACTACATCATGTATATTCCATAATAGCTTAAAATCTTCATATAATGTCTTGCAATTGCACACCCACTACCCCTGTAGATCCCTGTAACGTACAACCTATTGCAACAAATAATGTTTCGTACAGTGGTCCCAATCTCTCCTGCACAGGAATTCATACATGTGATACAGTTACTGTTGCTTTTGAAAAGGTGAATGAGGAGATTTGTGACTTACAAAGCGAACTGATTGCTCTTCAGAACCTTGTAAATAGTTTGACAACTACCACCACAACTTCCACTACAAGTTCTACAACTACCACCACAACAACAATACTTTGTCCTTCTTGCAGTTTCTACTCTGTGACAAATGAAAACCTCACTCCTGCAGAAGTTATATACTATGCCTGCGGAGGGTTTTACAACACTGCTGTTGTAGGTAGCTTTAGTACAATTTACATATGTGCTTGTACAGGCACTGTGGTGATTCCTCCTATTCCTGGCGTATCTTCTGCAGATTTGGGAGATTGTCCTACAACAACAACCACCACAACACTTATCTAATAAACCATGATAGTAACAATTACACTAACAGTTGCAGGGTCTGAAACAGGACCTTTCAACCTGTATTCAGATGTTGATGGATACACAGCAGCCTTTGAAACAGGTGTGGCTAAAGCATCTCTTTTGGCTGGATATACAAGTAATCTTGTTCCTAACGGAACCACCATTATCAGAGTGATGTCAGACAATCCTCCTCTGTGTACAAACTTTATTGATATTCCCATAGTGCCCTGCACAACCACCACTACAACCACTACAACCACCACTACAACCACCACTACAACTACCACTGCTGCTCCTTGTGTTTGCTATTTCATTCTGAATGAAACAGGAGGATCACTGGATTACACTTATACACCTTGTGGAGGTGAGTCTGTGACTAATTCACTGGGTGCTGGTCAGAACGTACAGGTGTGCTCAGCATCATCTCCAACAGGAGCTTCCTTAACCATAGCTCCTTGTTCTTCTGCTACAAGCTGTACAAGTGACGGAGAATGTGAGGGTTGCACCTAATAAATGAATATACAAAAGCCCTGTTTGTTGGTTTTCAGGGCTTCTCCCTGGGGTTTCTACCCTGGGGAGTTTTTATTTATAACCAAAAATGTTATCATGGATAACGAGAATTGTTTAAATAATTTTGGGAAATATCAAAATGTTTCTTACCTTTACTGCAATTTTAACTAAACCAAAAATATAAATGCCTGAAAATCAATCCCTTCTGCACCAATTGGAACAAATGCTCCATTGGAAAAAGAGCAAGAAGTTCTACGCAGAAAAGCTAAACATTACAGAGGCTGAGGTGGATGAGCTGATGAAAGAGCTAAAAAGCTCAGAAGATGCTCAAAATGAGGCAGAAGTTGGAAACTATATTGGAGACCTAGAAAATCAAGTGGTAAGATTCTTTGAGGACATTCAGAAGGGAACAGGTGAGGTGGTGTTCAACTCTAAAGAAGAAATCAAGAGTTTGGACGAACTGATTGAAAAGTGTAACATAGATACGGACAAGTGGGAGATAACTAAATACGTCCAAAACTACTGGGGAAATGCTGAACAGCCTCACTACCAAGTGAAGGCATGGTTAGGCAAAAAGAAAGATGAGCAGATATTTCAAGATAGTTTTGTTTCCTTCCTGGAAACCTATCAACCCTGCTCCCCTGAGATAGTAGCTCCTAAGTTTGATGTGGGTAAGAGAGATGCCTGCCTGATTATAAACAAGCAGGATTCCCACTTAAATAAGTTAGACATAGGAGGAGATAATGACATCAGTCAGAGGTTTGGTGATTTTATTCAAAGGGTGGAAATCATCCTGAACCAAGCTTCTCTGGCAAACAATTTAACAGATATTAAATACATCATTGGGTCTGACGAGTTTAACAGCGAGTTCACCAATACAACTACAAAAGGCACACCCCAGCAAAACATCCTTTCCTATCACAGTGCTTTCCAAGCTATATGTGAGCATGAGGTGAGCGTGATAAACCTGCTTCTTCAAAGAGGTGAGCACGTTGAGGTGATATTTGTAGCTGGTAATCATGATGAGTTTGTAGGCTGGCATCTGGCTAGCTGGTTGCAAACTTATTTTAGAAATGAAGATCGTGTGGTGTTTGACATCTCTCCGAGATATAGAAAGTATGTAAGCTATGGCTATTCAGCCATGATGTTCAATCACGGAGATGCTCTCAAACCTGCCAAACTTGCCCATCTGTTTCCTATGGAATACAAGAATGATTGGTCAAGTCATGAACACTTCTACATCTTCACAGGAGATAAGCATCATGAGATGAGCCTTGATTTCAACGGTATTAAGTTCTATCAACTACCAGCTTTTTCAACAGCAAAGAGTGGTTGGGATGATAAGAATGGATACACAGTAACCAGAGGTGAGGTGACAGGCTTTCTCCTAGATTACGATGATGGAATGACAAACATCTTCAAACAGTATATATAATGGCCACGTTAAGGAAATTAGTTTCAGATGTACGCTCTGCCCACAAGCTTCTGTCTACAGATAGCTTGATTACGGACAGAGCTATTGCTTCTGAAATTAGGAACAACTCTCTCTTGCTTATTAAGAGAGAAACCAATCTCAGAAAGTTGTGGGCAACTGACACGTTGTTCACAACCATCCCTTGTTTAGAGATGGTACAAGTTCCTATTTCCGAATGTTGTGACTATGTTGATCCTTGCACTGTGGCTAGGAGTAAATATAAGCTCCCTCGTATTTCTGAGGGTAACTACCAGTATGTAATACAGGGTGTCTACTCAATTAACGCTATGAGTGGGCAAGGAAAGAAACTTAAGGAAATAACCATCAATAGGTATATAAACCTTCTAAAACTTCCCATCATTAAGAAGGAAGAGTATTATTGGATAAGTAATGGTTATCTATACGTTAGCAACCCCCTTTTACAAGCTATCAGATTTGTAGCTCTGTTTGAGGAGGATGTTCCTAACGAAATACTCTATCCCGAATGTGATTGTGGTACTCCTCAATATACAACAGAACAGTTGTGTATGAATCCATTAGACAAGGAGTTTGCTCTTCCAGGTTATTTGGAGAAGCAGGTATTGGAGCTCACCTCTCAAAAACTTCTGGCTACATACTTCTCATTGAAGACAGATATGACAGCAGAAGGTATTGATGGTCAGGCGCCCAATACTAAACCAACAAACTAATGCGAACCAAGGTAGATTGGAGAAGTTCAAGCAAAGACAACTACAACAATTTCTGTAAGAAGCATCCAACCATCAAGCTTTCTTTTGATGAGTGGAGAAACATCATCTATTCCTACACAGATGGTTTCAAGGAGTATATTCTTGAAACAGGGGAGAAAGCAAAGCTCCCTTTTGGGTTTGGTGAGTTTTCCATCAATAAGAAGAAACGCAGAAAGATGAAGGGTGTAGATGGTAAAGAGTTCATCAATCTCCCTGTAGACTGGAAAAAGACAAGGGAGAAGGGTAAAATCATTTACAATTTCAACTTCCATACAGAAGGATATTTCTTTGGATGGATGTGGTTTAAGGACTCAGCTAGACTGAAACAGACAGACCTTTGGTACTTTAAACCATCCAGAACAACCTCCAGACTTCTATCCCACTACTTAAAAACTGATAGTAAGTATCAGAATATCTATCGTGAATGGAAAAGATAATCCACTATGTCATACTACTATAAATACAACTTCATCAGTCCTGAGATCATTTATTCCACTGTAAAAGAGGAGTTTAAGAGCTATTTTGATACAGGGGCTGTTGATGATTTGATGTTCCCCACCTACTTAGACAAGTGTCTAAGAAAGCTGGGTAGAACCACTTATGTCATCCAAGAAGAAGTTCTTCACATCTGTGACTATGAAGCTAGGCTTCCAGACAACTTCTATGCTGTTCGTGAGGCTTGGATGTGCACAGCTGTAAATGGTTTCCCCTATCAATCTGCCAACTCATTCTATTCTCAAGCTGCTACAGCCACCACAATTCAGGTGAGTCCAATTGTAACTGATTGCTCCATCCCAAGTCCCTGTTGTGGAAATGTTGGATGTGATGGATCATGTATGCCTGAGATTATACAGACGGTGTACAAAACTAATAATCAGGCCCCTGTTCTCTATCGTAGGGAATATCTCCTAAAACCTGGTAACATCTCTGTTCAGAAGAACTGCACAGTGAACTACACAGACACTTGGGAGTTCTATCAAGAGGCTCCTCCTCTTCGTGAGTTTACACCAGGGTCTTCTGGGTATGACTCATTTGACATTAGAGACAATAAGTTTGTTACCAATTTCTGTAATGGTATCGTACATATGATATTCTATGCTACAGAATATGACGCTGGTGGAAACCAGTTGATTCCTGATAACTATCGTATCAGGGAGTTTATTGAGGCTTTCATCAAATACAAGATGATGGAAACTCTCACCAATCAGACTAACGATGAGACCTTTAATCAGCTTCAACAGAAACTAGCTTTCTACAAACAGCAGTCTGAAGAGGCATTCATCATGGCTGATATTGAAATTAAGAAGCAAGATCCTTGGACCAAGCAGCGTAGAATCAAGAATGACCTTAATAGATTTAATATGTATGAACTCCCCAACCGTACTAATAGATATGGTTGGAGACGCAATAACTAATCCAAATGGCTGATCAGGAACAAAGTAATATAAGACAAGAGTATAACAATGCTACCGTTGGCCTTAACATGGACCAATCTGTTCTGCAGATTCCAAAAGGCCAACTTACGTATGCATTAAATGCTGCTTTAGAAAACTTTGATGCTAATTCTGTTAACTATCAGAATGAGCAGGGTAATGAGCTTTGCCTCACCTTCCCTGATGGCTATGTGCTTATAGGTCAACACTTTATCCCTGAGAAGAGCAAACATGTATTCTTTCTGGTAGATCCTGTTAATGGGGGTTCTGAGATTGGATATATGGATAATAATGATTGTGTCTATCGCAAGTATATTAATGCTCCTTGTCTCAATTTTGACATCAACTATCCCATTCATAAGACTGTTCACAGGATTACCAATTGCACCACAGAGGTGTATTGGACAGACGGTCTTAACAATAGACGATATATTGACCTCAACCCTGAGAACATTCCCTATGTTCTTATAGGAGGAACACCAGCCTGTGATCCTGTCTACAGTGATGAAATTGATTGTAATGGACTGAATGTACAGCCCAACTTCCAGATTCCCCAGTTAGAGGTTACTAGAGTGACTACAGGTGGTGAGCTGATAGCAGGCACATATCAGTTTGCCATCCAATACACAGATGTTATCGGTAGCCCTTACACTTCCTACTACTCAGTTACCAACCCCACACCTATTGCTGACCCAAGTCTTACCACCCCTAATTTCAACTATCCTGTTGGTAAGGCTATTGAGCTCACTGTCAGCAACTTAGATTTGACAGGACTCTTCAAGTATTTCAACCTAGCTGTAATCAAAACTATAAATGGTATTACCTCTGTAGAGTTGGTAGGGGTGTATTTTATTGATGGAGATTCACAGGTGATCACCTACAGTGGTCAGAGCAAGACTGATATTCGTTTGACAGTGGATGACATATTTGAGAAGTTCCCTTATTATGGAGTGGCTCAAGATGTTACAGCTGTACGTGATGTGCTTGTGTGGGACCAGCTCACATCTGCAGAAAGACTTAGCTATCAACAGATTGCAAGTCAAATCACTCTTCAGTGGGAAACTCATCGTATTCCTGCTAATGAAGACTACTCTAATGAGTTGAATGCCACT